TGAACGCCCGTATATTTTCTTTTTCATGATTTCAGTCAGCAGATCCTCCCATGCGGTGGTGTCCATCAGGTCTGCGATCTCCTCCACTTCCTCCCCAGCCGCATTTTGGAAAGTAAGCTCCGAGTTCGTGACCGCATCGATGCGCTTTTGAACGGCATCGCTCAAAACGCCGTCAATCATGATATCATCGAGCAGGTCATACAGCTGCTTTGTTCGTCCATTGTCTGCAGAGGAGAGAGCCGTCCGCCAATTCCCCACGTCATACACTTTCCGCTGGGGAGCCTTGACTACGATCTGATGGATGACCAGCTGCTCCTTTGATTTTGCCCCGGCATTTGTCGTGGCCGTCTTTTTTTTCTTGTTCGCCATAGTCATATATTAAAAATGTTGATTACGCTTGGGATTGCTCCCGTAGATATATTCACCTGCAGTATCCGGTTTCCCGTCACCGTCCTCGTCTATAATGGGGAGGTTAGGCTTAATGTCTGATTTCTGCACTTGCCGGAGCCATGCCACGGCACGCTCGTACCTATCCTGCCGGAGCTGCAGGTCAGTACCGGCATTGCATAGGTTCACGAAATGCCACACGGCTATGTCCTTTACAAAAATGAGTAGGAGGGCGTTTCTTTGGCTCCCTGTGGCCTCGAAAATCTTTTTGCGGTCATACGCACCAAGATATCCGTATGCTTCCTGCAGGGCAGCGTCTATGGCTGCCGTGAGGATTGTTTCATCCTCCCTGCTGATAGCCTCTATATTCTCTTTATAGAGGTGCGTTTCCAATTCTTTGGGTGTGATAAATGCCATGATTAAAATCTCTTTTTATTGGTTACACGTGCGCCCACGGTGTAGGATCCAGCCGAGAGCGTGCTTATCTTTTGGTTGATGATCCACACGCCACCCTCGATGCAGTCCACGCCGTCAGCGGGTGATTTCATAGCTCGGTTGATGAGCAGGAACTGCTCCTCCAGCCTTTTCATGTGCGGATTATCCTTTTCGTCAATGTTGAGGATGAGTTGTCCTCGCCGGTTGATCGGCTCAAGGTTTCCCTCGATACGGTCAAACTTTTCCGGTTTCTTCCTGGTATCCGGTATGATCCCGATAAATCCGAGTTGTTTTCCTTTCTCGCTAAATAGCGGAACGAACACCTGTTCATAGAAAGGATCCTGCAGCTTGTTATTTTCGATGTAATTATATACCTGCGTTTTTTGCCCCACGTAATCCCGAAGATAATAATACCAGTTCACGTACTCCTCGTTTACCACATGGTCAAGATAACCGGTGTAAACGTAGAATTTACCGTCATAATACCCGATAAGGAAACAGGCTTTGAAAGAGGTGGCCTTGTTCTTTGAGTTGGACGGAGCCGGATCCCCGTAAACAACGGCAAACTGCAGCTTTGAGAGTGGCGGGCATTTGCCCCATACCATTTCTTTGAACGTGTCACCCTCGGAGAGCGGGTTGTTCATGTATTCTTGCTGGAACGCCTTTGTGCTGATTTTGGACTGAATGCGGTTAATGCGTTCCTCCGTGTTCTTTTCCGGCCAGCTGGATTTGCCATCCTTGTCCCGGATGTTCACGATATCCCAATGGTCAGCTTTATCACCGGCACGTTTCACGCAGCAGTCGAGAGCGATCAGGTTTCCGCAGAATATCACCAGCAAATCCTCGCTGATGGATCGGGTTGGAAACAGAGCCTCCTCGAACCATTCCCATTTCTTTTTCAGGATGTCCGGGTTCCTGCAGTCTGCATCCGTATCGAAGTCATCCACGAGAGCCGTGTCCGGACGTACAGCGTCCTTTCTCGTACCACGGGGTGACTCCAGCGCACCGATAGCCCGGAACGTTGCCCCGGTAGTGAGCGTGAATTCGTCCGCCGTCCAGCTCCCGAACTCCCTCAAATCACCATAATATGCCTTTAGCATGGAATTGCTCTCAAAGGCTTTTTTATAAGGTTCCAAAAGCCGGACGGCGTTCTCGTGACTGTTTGAGATGAGTAGCACGTTCTTTTTCTTTCCGGTCAGCACGAGGTACATCATGCACATGAACACGATGGTGGATTTTGCCAGCTCACGTGACCACGATAGAACCTCGTACCATTCCATATTCGTGGTGATGCGTTTGATGGCCTTTTTATGGAATTTGGTAAAGGGGTACTTTGCGAATTCTGAGAAAAAGAACAGGATCCACTCGATGACGTTCGCCTCCAGCTTTTCCAGCTTCTTTTTTCGTTCCACCGGCGAGAGGTTGTCGGCGGCTTTGTCCCTTTTGAGTGAACGGTGGTATTCAGTCCACTCCTTGTATGCTTGAATATCATCTATTTTACCCATTTCATTTTCTCCTTTATATACGCATCGAAATAATCACTCAGCTCCTTTGCCCTTTCGAGATCCTGCTGTCGGAGCCAATCGAGCAGCCCACGGGAAACATTGTATATGTCCCTGATGGAGGCATCCTGCTCCAACGCCTCAAGGTCAGCCGTCAGTTTGCGCCGTATATCGGCCTCCGCCGCTGAGGGATACCGTTTTCCCTCCTCTTTGCCTGCGATGGAGCGGTCGAGTTCGTCCAGCTGCGTGAGCGTGGAGCTGATCCGTTCCTCCCGTGTCTGCAGGAGGTTGAGCTTTAAGCCCTCCCATTCCTTAACCCATTTGTTCACCGTGACACGGGAAACACCCACCCGGTCGGCAATTTCCTGCTGGGTGATGTTCTCTTTTAGATACATCAATTTCGCCCATTCTTTCCGTTGATTTGCTTTCAATTCTTCCGCCATAGCTATATCATTTTATAGCCCAAAGGTAAAGCCTTGCGGTGAGTGAAAATAATTGGTTTGTAATGGTTTACGTTTAAACTGAAATGGCTGCGGTTTAAGTTGAAACGGTTACAGGCCGATTTGTACAGCCCGTTTTTTACCCTGAATTTTGTCACAAAATCAAACGAGCGAAATGGGCAAATTAACCTTTGTATTACATGATGAGTCGGTGAACACCTACGGGTTTAGGATGCTCACCAGCGGAGCCAATTTGGAGGAGTTTAAAAAGAATCCCGTGATGCTTCTGAATCACGATGATTACTCCCTGCCGATTGGCCGGTGGGAAAATATACGTGTTGAGGGAGGTAAGATTTTAGCCGATGCCGTGTTCGATGAGGGAGATGCCCGTGCCGCAGAGGTAAAGCGTAAAGTTGAGAATGACTTTATCCGTATGGCCTCTATCGGTGCGTGGCCTCCGGAGGAGAAAAGCGATGCCTATGACCTGATGCTCCCCGGACAAATGCTCCCTACCGTTACAAGATGGACGGTTCGTGAGGGCAGTGTCGTTACAATCGGAGCCAATCACAATGCGCTGGTATTCTATGACAGAGAGAGCAAACAGATTATCGACCTGAATGATAAGGGTAATCTTATCCGGTTGATAGATCACAGTAATAACCCAAAAAAACAATTAAAAATGAGCGTACTTACAGGAGTATTGAAGCTGCAGGACTCTGCAAGCGAGGCGGAAATCGTAACCGCCATTCAGGGAATCATTGCCAATGCCGACCGCTTGGAAAAAGAAAACAAGACGCTGGCCGCCGCAGTGGATAAAATGAACGAGGCCAAAAAGGAATCCCAAAAGCGGGAGGCGGTTTCCCTGACCGATGCGGCCATTAAAGACGGACGCTATGATGCGAAAGGCCGTGAGAACCTGCTGAACCTTTTCGATAAGGATTTCGAGGGAACAAAGGCTATGCTGGCAGCTATCCCGTGTCGTGCAAACGTGGCCGGTCAAATCAACACGGATAAAGGATCCGGTGTGACTCTCGGTGATTGGAAAGACAAGTCATGGGACGAACTGGATAAGGCCGGTAAGCTCGTTGAGCTGAAAGATGCCGCCCCGGACTTGTATAAGTCCAAGTTTAAGGAACGTTTCGGCATCGAACCGAATCTGTAATTATTAACCAGTAAAACAAGAATAGAAATGGCAATTCAGAAAGAAATTTGGATGGCGGCTATCGTGGAGGGCTTGTTTGCCTCCAATAGCTTCCTGAGCAAGGCGTTCAACGCCGATGAGTACGTGAACAACGGAAAAATTGTTCACATTCCGAATGCCGGTGCAGCATCCGGAACCAAGAAAAACCGAACCGAACTTCCCGCTAAGGTAACCAAAAGAACGGATATCGATGTGACGTTCCCGCTGGATGAATACACCACTGATCCGGTACTTATCCCTAACGCCGACACGGTGGAACTCAGCTATGACAAACGGGAGTCCGTCCTGCGTCAGGATAAACTCAAACTGCAGGATGATGTGGCACTCGATTTCGTTTTCAACTGGAGTCCCGCCGCCGCACAGTGCATTGAAACCACCGGTGCGGAGATTGATGCTTACACAGATAAGGCCACCGGTAAGCGCAAAGGTATCTGCAAGGCAGACGTGTTGGGCTTGATGACCAAGTTCAATAATGATGATATTCCGCAGGAGGGGCGTTATTTGCTGCTGGATGCGCAGATGTACTCCCAGCTGTTGAATAGCCTGACGGAGAACGAGAACACGGCGTTCCTCGCTTCCGCCGATGCGCAGAACGGTATCCTCGGTAAGCTGTTCAGCTTTAATATCATGATGCGTAGCAGGGCAGCCCTTTACACTGCGGCCAAAGCTCCCAAAGCATGGAGTACCGCCGGTGCAGCCACCGACCTCGCCGCCGGTCTTGCATGGCACGAGCAAAGCGTCTGCCGTGCGCTGGGTGAGGTGAAAGCGTTCGAGAACGAGGGTGACGCAACCTATTACGGTGATATTTATTCATTCCTTGTACGTGCCGGTGGCCGTATCATGCGGGAAGATAAAAAGGGTGTA